ATGAATTGCTCGGTTGTGCCACCTGGTATGGTGGCGGTGTATTGCTTGCGGTGAATCGGTGGCCATGGGCCTGAACTTTTCTTCGCCCAATAGGCCAATTCGACCGCCTTGCTTGGCTTCACGTAGCTATGTGCAGCCAAAGTTGCGTGATTGCTAATTGCCACTGGCATGTGCTTTGCTCCGTTTCACTGCCAGCCATAGTGACTGGCGGCTGCTGTACTCAAGTCCAGTTGTGGGTTCCGTCATGACATCAGCAATGTGTGCTATCACGCTGTCGTCATGACACATACGGTCGAGAAATACGCTTTGTTCACCCTCTGAGAGCCCAATAAAGCGGCTCTTACGAGGGGCTTTTATGGTTGAAGGGGTCATAGCAGCACCCCCCGTTTACGCTCGTGCAACTCGAACACCAGCTTGCTCAAATCAAACGTGGCCCCAGTGCAGGTCTGGCAAACCATTTCCCGTTGCTTGGCCCGCTCTCGCGTGAGACTGCCCAGTTGTTGTTTGTGGCCACAAGACAAATGCGCTACGCCCCAACGCGGGCCTTTTGTCACGCGCACCACCTTGCGGCGGATGATTGTGATAGTGGTCATCGCGCCACCGCCCAGCCCACAATGCAATACACGATTGCAACGAGGGCTATGAGATAACCGCCCCACACGATGATGAACGTCCAGTTGAGTTGCCTCACCACGTCACCCCCAGCGCAAACCGCCCAGTAGCACAGCTGCGGCCATGTGTGGCGGTGACGTTTTCATCGCCCTCGTACCACGTCCAGCTTTCCCCCACGTGACAAACCGGACAGGTGTGCGCCCATTCGACTCCCACGCAGGAATCCATGTGTTCCCAAATCGCCCCACACTTGGGGCACTTGTGTTTGTGTGTGTCCATGTGCATTGCTCCGTGACTCAGATATGAGTCCAACGCCAATTGGCGATATAAGTGCGCCACGGGAGCCCGTGGTGGGCTCCGCGTGGGTTGTCGCAACCGCTGTTGTTCTATGAACCAACGCACGTAATAAGCGGCGTTGGCGTACTCCAGGAGTAGTTCCGTCAAGTTGTCGTTCATGATGGTCACCCCGGTATTGGGAGCCGACCACGCAAGAACTCACATTCACGTGCCTCTCAATACCGGGGCGCAGGGGTACTGCACTCCCCACCACGAACGACATCGCTCTCACCGAATTTCTCCCATGACCGTGACCACGTGTCCCGTGACCATGTTGTGCGTAATTGCGTCCTTGAGAATCTGCGCGGGGCTTTTCCCACGTGAATCCCAACGGCATCCGCAACTCGCGTGTAGGTTGTGGTCGAGGCGCTTCACATCGTGTTGTGGAACGTCCACGACCTGGGTTTGTGGCGCAACTTGCTGTTGTGTCATGTGCTTCTCCGTGGGCTAATTGCCCATGAGGCACACACGCTGTGCCGTGTGCGACTCTCTGTGCGACTAGTAGTTCCACGTGCTCTGCCTCTCTCCCGCGAATGGTTCGTTCATCGCGGTTGCGTCATGTGCGTCAACTTTGCCGTTCTCCACGAGCATGTTGTAACGTGCGATTTTTGCTTGCAAGTGCTCACGTATGTCGAGCACAGGTGAGTTGTTGTGATATACGGGGGCTGGTACGCCAGCCCAGTTGTGTGTTGTCACGTGTGTCATGTGCTATCTCCGTCACACGCTGTTGCGTGTGTGTCAGCAGCCCCGTGTGGGCCGCTCACATACGCGCAAAATAAAAAATCCCCAGGGGATTGCTCCCCTGGGGCACTCACATCGCATCGCCTAGGCGATATCAAATTCCGCTTCGAGTTCTTTCAGCGAAGCCAACCGCGCCGCCCGCTGTTCCGGCGTGAGTTTCTTCAGGTCGGCCACGAATTTCTCCTGTGACTTGGCCGCCTGTTTCTCCACACGCGACGTTCCCGCCGACACCGGGTTCACGTTGATGCACAGATTCAGCGTGTACCGCTTCCCGTCTATGACCTTGCTGAAGTTGTTGGCCCCCGTGGTCAACTGGCCCGGCTTGTACCCGTCACGCGACTCGAACTCGGTCTCCATGTCCAACGTGCTCAGAATCACGTCCAGAATGCTCTCCATGTTGGTGCTGTTGATTAACGCCATGTGCTTATCTCCTTGCCCCTGAGGGGCTGTTGTTATCGTCCGGCCACCGCCCATCTGCCGGACCAGCCGCCGATAGTTCATTCCCTGTGCCATCCGGCAAACTGCTGATTCCAAAGCACGTGCGCCGAACCGGCCCCGGCAGCCGCCGAATTAAAAAGGAACGCGCACGCACGCGGAATGAAGCTTATCGCTTCGAGTCTGGTCGGATTGATTACCATCTCCTCCGACAGATCGTGAAAATTCGGAATTTCCCGCTATATATAAGGTGGGAGGCTACTTAGACTGAAGCAAAAGGGGGTCTGGGGCCCCCTCGTATGTATATGAAAACACTGGATTTTGCGAAAAACGCAGTTTTGAGCAAATCCAAGATTTAGGGTAATTCGGGGGCGTTCGGCGCGGATCGGCCTGGAGTGCTGGCGCACACCGGGAGATGCTTTGTTTTCAATTAATTGCAGGATTGAACTCAGTTAAAAGTTGCCGGTAACCACGATTTTCGTTGTTTTCTGCCCGTTTTATCCAATTGCAGTTTGCACAGAGCAATTGGTATTCACCGTTCTGATCTTCGAGAACAGCTCGGCACAAAGTTGCACCGCGTTTCCGAGATTTCTCGTCGGTTCCTAGCACGTGGTCTATCTGTAGAGCGCGTGGATCGGTGAAACCGCACTGAGCACACTTACCACCTAACTTCTCGATAGCTTTCTTTCGGATGCTACGTTGCCATTTTTTAATGCTACGAAGGGTGTATGAAGGAGTTTTGCAGGCGTCCATATATAATTAGACGGAATTTATAGAACTTTTCAGAGTGTGTCACTCTCATGCCTTACATAAAACTCCACCCACACACAATGAGAGAGTGACAATATAAATAGATAAATATAAGATATTAATATATTTAATTAAATAATGTTCTAATTATAAAATAATAGTGTGTATTTATACTCTGAAAACTTCTGTTTTTTCCGTCTAATTATGTGAGGAGTCACGTCTACAATTCTATGCACGCTTTTGGTCATTTTCTCGCTCATCCCGCTCTTCTGAAGCACGCTGGCAAGGGTGCTGAGGCAGCCGCGAAGTACGCTCCGAAGGTCGGTAAATTCGCTCTTGTTGTGGCGAAGCGCGTCCTTTTCGGGTAAGTAGCCCCCTTGGCCCGCCCGAAACTCCAAACCTGGTACGGAAAAGTCGCTGAAACCATGGTCCGGGAAGGGAAAACCTTCCGCATGGCCGTGAATGTCCATGAAATTGACCTTCACGACGACGAATTTCAGCGAATTGAACGATCCCAGGAGTTTCAGGCGACGCTTTGGGCCGAGCGGATGCGGTTTTACAACGAAATAGCCGCTTCGCCAGGCCGGACAAAGACCGCAATCGCGGGAATTGTCACCATTTCCATCCAGAAGCTCTTCGACGCCGGCGAGTACGAAAAAGTTGTCGAAGCTTGTCTCAAGCTGGCCAAGATCGAGGGCTGGATGGGAGCCGAAAACACCGTCAACATCTTTGAAAACGTGTCCGCGAAGGATTACGAGGCGGCACGGAAAGAACTTCTAGCCTTACTTGGAAACCCATCAGAAGCTGATTCAGGACCTGGGGAATCGCAGCTTAATTGACAAGCTGGCGGTCCTTGAGGCCCTGGAGAAGAAGCGTCGGGACGAACAATTTATCAAGTATTGGCAAGCTTACCCAAAGCAGGGTGAGCTGTTCAGCCGTTTTACGGCTGACACAAAAATCTTTGGCATCCTCGGAGGCAATCGCTCCGGCAAGACAGAAATGGGTGCCTTCATCTCAGTGGCCTGGGCCCTCGGGAAGCAGTTCTTCGTAAACGAACCTGCTTGGGAGTATGTGAAAGACCTCCCCATTCCCGAGGGCCCTTGCAACATCTGGGTCGTGGGATTGTCTTTCGCCGTCCTGCGGGACGTGATTTTCCGCGAGAAGCTGCTGCATGGGAGGCAACATCCCCCGCTGCTGCCCAAAGACAGCACCATTGTGCGGAAGATCAGTGAAGCTGACTTCCAGATTTTCTTCGCCAACGGGAGTGTGATTACTGGGAAGTCGGCGGACTCGGGCCGGGACAAGTTCCAATCGGCATCTTGTGATCTGATTTGGATTGACGAGGAGCCAGATGTTGAGATTTTCGATGAATGCTACCAGCGAACTGCCGACTGTGCCGGTCGAATACTCCTTACCCTTACCCCCCTCACGGACATCTCCTCCGGAGCAACTGTACCGTGGGTCTTCGACCTCTACGAGGAATTCAAACACGGGAAGAAAGACGTAAATTTTGTCCAGCTTTCGGTCCTCGATAACCCGTATGTTCCAGAGGTTGAGAAGCAAAAGCTGCAAGATAAGTGGCAAGGTCACTTTGAAGAGCGTGCACGTCTGTATGGTGAGTTTGTTCGCCGCTCTGGTCTTGTCTATAACATGTGGAATCCTTCCGTCCACATGGTCAAACCTTTCCCTATTAGCCGGGATTGGCGGCGGATCGTTTCTATTGACCCTGCTGCCACTGGTACGACTGCGGCTATCTGGGCTGCCGTCGCCCCCGGAAGCAACAACCTATACCTTTACCGCGAATACTACGAACGGGACCGAGTTGTCTCTGACCATGCCAAGGGAATTCTGGCTCGAAATGCCGGTGACCCTGTTGACATATGGCTCATTGACCCCAAGTGGAGCATCCAGCGAAACGCTGAGAATCACAAGCAAAACGGGCAGCTTTATCGAGAGTCGGGAATACCAGTTCGAGAGGCCGTAGTAGGCGAAGATTATGGGATGAACGAGTCGCGGGAGTACATGAATGCGACTCTGTATCAGACCGAGCGGCACCCGAAGGTTTTCATCTTCGACGATCTGAAGTTCTTCCAGTGGGAAATCGAACACTACGTTTGGGATTTCTTCCAGAAAGGCGAACAAAAGGGGTTGTCCAAAGACAAGCCCCGCAAACGCAGCGACCATCTAATGAACGCCTTTCAATACCTTTGCGCCATGCGGCCCCGTGGGCTGAGCCGCCAGGCCAGGTATCGCAGCCTCGATGAGAGACGGGCGGATGCGGCTGTGAATAGCTACACTTAATGCTCGATCACATACTCCTCGCAATCATTACTCTCTTCTGCGCCTACGATTGCTACCTGACCCATCAGGACAAAAAGGACCAGAAGAAGCAGCTTGAACTCCTTGAAGGGATTCTTACTGAAGAAGTAATCAGTAATTCCAATGATTCTAATTGACTCGACCGGAAAACTTTGGGAAGTAATGGTTTCAGCATCTGGTCAACTCGTAACTGAGGCCATTGCGCCTCAACCAGTCTTAACAATTTCTGATCCAACAGGCGGGCAGTGGAAGTTAGGCGTTGATTCCAACGGAGTCCTAACTACCACCAAAATCTAAGTTCCCCATGCCCCCATGGGAATTTCACCAATAAAGGAAAAATAAATGGCAATTACTGCCGGAAATGCTTCTTATTCGGGATCGGGTCCCGCTTTTACAGGCCAGGTTGTTGCACAGAACCTGAGCGACCCCGCTGCCCGCGTACTCTTTGGGACTGCGACCGTCACAGGTGACGCCTCCAGCACCAGCTTTGTGGTTAATTTCATTGATGGGACCAACGTCCTGCCCTTTACGCCCAGCGGCGTGATCTGTCACCGTTCCGGCGGGGCCGCGACCGGGTCCATCTACGTGCAGAGTGTCAGTTCAATCTCTGCAACCAGCTTCACCGTGAACACGTCGGCTGCGGTCAACGCCGCGACCTTCACCGTGTCTTTCTACGCATTCAAATAATGGGTTGTTCTGGGGACCATCGCTATTTTGTAGCCGAGACGGCTGGTGTGGAAGCGAACGGCGCAGCCAGTGTGCATCTTTTCCTGGTGTGCATCAATTGCGGCCATCCGGTCCACCATAAGTTCGATGTCTCCGAGGTCCCCGTGGCAGCTCTAAAACTCACAGGAAAAAAGGAATAAAACAATGGCATTTTCTTTTCGAGAAGACGCGCCTGTCCTGGGGTCGAGTACGCAGATTGACATGAGCAATGCTCCCGGTCAGCTGACAAGTCTCCCCAAAGTACAGGCTTATGAATTTATCCAGGTGAATAACCTGGTTGCAACTAGCACCAGCCAAACGGCCTTTGTTGTGCCGGTGTCCACGCTGTATGGGACCTATAAGTTTGAATATGCGGTGGCTAACTTCGGCACCGCCTCAACCAGCGGAACCTTGCAGGTTGAGAAGGCCCACGGTACCCAGGCCATTGGCTCTGGCACGGCGCTCCTCCAGGGGACCATTTCCCTGGCTGGAACGGCCAACACCCCCGTTGACTCCAGCGGATCGGCTGCGCCCGTGACCAACCCCAACACGCTGACCCTGGCTGCTGGCGACCGCTTGAATATCCTTCTGGCGGGTACCTTGACCAGCTTGGCGAACTGCTCGGTTGTGTTGGTCCTTTCGAGGCAATAACCTCATGTCTGATTGGAAAGTAGGACAACTGCCCCCGCAGGGCAGCAAACCCGTCTCTCAGGCCCCCGACGTTCACGTCGAGGTGCAGGAGCTGGACATGTCCCGTTATGGCGAAGACTGGGAGCCCCACGGTTTCTATCGCATCCGCAAGGGAACCGAGGGTGATTTCGACTTCGACCACGATGGCGACCAGGACTAAAACATGGCATTCAACAAGAAGGATATTCCTCCGAGTTTACAAGGAGGATTTCCTATGATGAAGATTCCAGACAAGCAATACCCCAAATTCTCCCCAATGAAACCAATTGATGACCATTTGGGAGGACGTGGGCCAGTTGACCAGCATTCTCACGCAACTGGGACACATGTGGGAAATGCTGCTGGGTCTACGCTTGACTACGACTAGCTTAATTTTTGGGGCCCTTGCGCTGGTTCTAAGCGGATTCGATGCCTGGCTAACCCGCCATCGCATGATCGCCTTCGGGCCCCAAGTTGAGCTAAACCCAGTCATAAGATGGCTGGGTCCCTCTAGAGGGGCTTTTTTCGGGTTGACAAGTAATTTCCTATATATCTTTCTTTTCTTCTTGTTTTCCCAGCCCCTCTTAGCTTTCTTCGCCGGTCTCAAAACCGGGCTCTTCGTACTTCAATTAAGGTCTCTTCATGGCAAATAGAACGTTTGAAGCAACTCGCTCCGTGAGCGAGAACGGCACCGCCGAGCTGGATTTCGCGCCCCGCGTGGGCAGTCCTGCCAAGGTCATTTCTGGCCACTCCGGCCAGACCATCCAGGTCCACGCCGACTACGCCGTCTGGTGCGCCACCGATGGTGTGTTTATTAACCTCGACAATAAAGCGATTAAAAACCCCGGCCTGTAGATGCCCCTGAATGTCCCAGTCCTCGTCATTGACCGACGCCGAAAAGATGTTCGCCGGGTCCCGGTTGGGACCAGCCACAGCAAGTTCGGCGTTGGTAATGCCACCTGGCTGCACAACGCCTGCAAGACACCCGTCGAGTTGTATGCCGACTACTCTGCTTGGTGTCCACAGTGTAAGTGCAACGTCCGTGTAGAGGATCGGACTGAGGTTCGCCTCAACCGACGCCGCAGATAAATGTTTCTTCTTCAAGATTCCAACAGTAATGTTTGGGCAGTAACCGTAAATAACAGCGGGTTGCTCGTTACGAGCCCGTCTGCTGGCATTACTTCGCCTGTTGTATTGAGCGACTCTAGTGGGAAGCTCTGGAAACTACAGGTCACAACCGGCGGAATTATCTTTAGCATTCCGGGTTCTGGGGCCAGTGTTCCAAGTATTCTTCTTATTGCGCCAAACGGAAACGGCTGGCTCCTCACTGTTAGTGGCGGGATTCTTCAGACCGCCCAGCAGCAGCTCACGGCTGTCAGTGGCTACCACGTCGTGGATTCCAACGGCGAACTCTGGGCCGTCAATGTAACGACCGATGGAAGGCTGACCTCTCAACTCACCGTTGGGTCAGTTAGCCCCACGGCAGTTATTACCGACCAGGCCGGTGTTGCCCACTGGGCCATCGGCGTCGCTACCGACGGTTCCATCACGGCGACTCAGACCGTGGCCCCACCCTCAGCTCCCCTGGTCCTGCTCGATCCGAGCGGGGCCCAATGGCTCGTTGGCGTCCTGGATGGCACCGGCTTAATCATTACCACCTTTCTGGGAATCCCGGTTCCCCCACCGCCGCCCCCGGTTCCCTGTGTCGTGCCCATGCCCCCCAGCGTTGCCGAGAGCCTCTTCGGCACCGATGGCCTAATTATTCACACTCCAACTGGTTTCCCCGTTACCGTGCGGGCCGACTTCAGCTGCTACGTCTGCGGCCTGAATGCCTTCGTCCCGCCCGAACAAACCAACATGCTACTCATCCTTGATGAGTAGACAAGTTTCCAGCCTCCGACGCACCGCGCTTGCCCTCCTCGGATGCCCCTGCTCCCCGCTGTCAGGTGGGTTTCAGAGCAGTAAGGGGGCTGGAAAGTTTCAACCCCAAAAGCCCCTAGGTCGCTCTCATGCCACTGAACCGATTCAGCGAAGCTGAAAAAAGACAAATCCTCCACGACTTTGGCAACAAAGACCATCTCAATGTTTTCTGTGGAGATCACGGCTACGTGGGCAGTCCGCTGCCCCCAACCAAGCACGACTGCTCCAAGTGCTGGTTTGCGTATTTTTACTGGTCTTGGGCGACCACACCCGTTCACCTTAAACAAGAGCGCCTAGAACAGATGGAAAGCATGATCTACCACATGCAAGAGGCCATCGAAAGGGGCGAGGGCGACACCGTCACTTTTGTTCCTCAACACAAAATAGAAGTAATCAAGGAAGATTAGTATGGCTGATTTTGCAGGAATCTTTGTACCCCCGGCTCCTGGCCTAGTTCAAAGTAGCACTTTGGCTACGGTAGCTAGCACTGCCGAGCTTGTGTTTGGTAATAGAACCCGTCTGGCTATTGTGGTGACGGGTGCCGCTGCGGTGAGATTTGGCAACAGTGGAATGGCAGCCGCGTCTGCTGCCGATGCTCTTATCCCCCCGAATACCCTAGTCATCTTTAACCTGGGTGACGCCTATGACCGCATTCGTATTTTTAATATTGGCGCAAGTACGATCAACTATTCTGCTTATCCCCTGACTACCTAAGTGAAAAAGCTCCTAACAATTCTAACTCTCTTTGCCGCCAGTTGTGGGGTGTGGGCACAAAACCACACAGAAGTGACCCTGGAAGATAATCAGACTATCACAGGAACTAAGTCATTTTCTCAGTACGCATTGACGGTAGCTGGACTTCCAGTTGCTCCTCCCAACGGAACTCCCGCCATTGTGCTGGACGGCAACGGCTCAAGTTGTACTGCCGGTGGTGGGGTTACTATCGTATTGTGTTTATACAATAACGGTTGGCAAGTCGTAAGTGGTGGTGGGGGTGGTGGTGGAAGCGCGTTTGTAGGTGGTCTGGGAAATTCGTTTCAAGATGTTACGGAAGTTGCTGCGCCAGTAAACCCAGTCACTGGAAACGACCGCTTGTGGTTGGATTCAACTAGTCATACCTTAAAATGTAAAACTAGCTCCGGTGCTGACTGTTTTCTTCCCGCTGCAATCAACTTAGCGGGGTCTAGTTTTGGCGGCGTTACAGGTACTCTGCCAGGGGCTAATATGTCCGCAGTAAACCTAGCCGCTGGTGGAAATGGCGGTGTTAGCGGCATCTTACCAACTGGAAACCTTCCCTTTACCTACACAGGTAACACTACTAAGCTAGTAACGGGCGGGACTATAGCTGGAACAGCACAGCCACTGTGTACAGATATAAACCTAAACGCTACCACTTCTGGTTGTCCTGGCGCTACATCGGTTCCATTCAGTGGTATTACAGCGTCCACTAATAGCACGGCAGCAATGGTTATTGGTACGGGAGCTTCTCTTGCAGCAACAGGCAGTGGAACCATAACCGCCACAAGCCTTGCATTAGGAAGCTCGGGGACGATAACTGCATCTTCTGGGGCTAGTGTAGACTTCTCCTCCGTCGTGGCAACAGCCTTCAAGATTCCTGTAGCGGTAGGGGCTTCACCTACCGCCGATGGTCAGTTGGGAGTAGACTCTACAACACATTATTTCAACTTCGGTTCTAATGGTAGCACTCATAATGTGGCGGCCTGGGCCGGAGATATTGGTGGGAATACTGCCCTTTCCCCACAGGTTACAGTTACACATTTGAGTTCTCCGTTACCCATTGCACAGGGGGGAACTGCGGGAACAACGGCAGGGGCAGCGTTTACCAATCTTGCTCCAGTGGCTACGATTGCCGGATCAATTATGTATTGGAACGGAACCTCCTGGGTCAAGTTAGATGGGAATACCTCTGGTACTAACTTCTTACAGGAAAACGCGCTGGGAGTTCCTTCCTGGGCAGCCACGGCGGCAACTGTTGCTTGGTCAAATATCAGTCCTGCGGCAACCAACACCATCATTAACAATGGTGCGTTTAGCACTACATTTACCCAAACCGCTGCCCAGAACTGGTTCTGGTCAAACACCACTGCGTCCACGTCAAGCGTCAATCAGAGCTCTCCCATCTTCAACATCTGCGGGCAGGGCTGGGAAGGTTCTACCCCCGCCGATACGCAGGACTGCTGGACATTACAGAACGTCATTCCCAACGGCCCCAATCCCAACGTGACTCTACTGTTTGGAAATAGCGGAGCAACCTCTGGGCTTCGCATAGTGCAGTTCCCCGGACCAATCGCCACACAGGGAGCTGTGTCAACGTCCTGCTCTGGAGCATCCGGCGGGTGTATAGGGTTAACCGAAGGTTCATCCGTTCCTTCTGGCTTGGGTGGTGTGGATGAGCTATATGCAAAATCGTCCTCCCATCGCCTGATGATGAACAACAACAATGCTGGAGAACAGCAGATTGTAGGTTCGGGAGTAGATATAAATACTTCCGACCAGGTCATAAGCCTTCACCTTACCTCTCCGGCCCAATGCACCAACCAAGTTCTAAACGGGGTGACCGCTGGGGTCACCGGCACAAGCACCTGCGTAACCATTACCTCGGCCTATGTGGATACAACCGTAGCCACTACCAACGGAGCAAACAGCTATACCGCTGGGCCGCAGGACTTGAATCTTCAGGCGTTGACTCAGCAGTTCGCCAATGACACGGTAACTGGAACCACTGCCAAACTCCTGGCAAAGCTCACCTCCACAGGAGCGATAAAGGCTGGAACCAGCGACACCGCAGTTCCGGTTTACATTGTTGATTCCGGAGCTGGAATCACGGGTAGCGCCAAGTTGGCTTTTGGTGGACAGGAACTTTGCACAATGGATGCTACCCAGTCCAATACCGAGGGATTTATCGTTGTCGCCTCAGGTACGACGGCTGGAGAGTGTCATGCTGTGTCTCCCCCCATTGCCCCAACTTCAGGTACGTTCGTTATTGGAACCCTTAAATCCAATTCGACCACTTTGGGCTCCAATGCGACCGTGGCGGTCAACCCTTACTTCGTAAACCCGTCCAGCGCGGGTGGAGGTGGTTCGGGTACGGTCAACTCGGCCACGGGTGGGCAAATGACAGGCTATACCGCTACAGGAACGACGGTGTCAGGACTACCTAGCGAAACATTCAGTGCCGGTGATGTCACATTCGGTCAAGCAGGCTCGGTGCAGGGATCACTGTCCTTAGCAGGGGCTACGTCAAGCGCAACTAAGATTACCGCTCCGGCTACTGCTGGGGGTACAAATACTCTGCAAGCCGTTACCGATACCTTTGTCTATCGGGCAACTACGGACACTTTAACTAATAAAACCTTCGACACCGGGGGAACGGGGAACGTCTTCAAGGCCAACGGAACGCAGGGAACTACGGGTCAGGTTCTCCGAGCTACCACCTCTGCGGGACCGCAGTACATTGACTTCCCTGATGTGCATATCATTCCTGCCGCGAACTGCAACAATACGACTGGCGGTCCGGGGTGGTCTATTGGTTCGGGTGGGACCGTAACCTGTCGGGCAGGAACCAACAACAAGGGAGGCTTCATCTCCATAACCGATACCTCCACCACGTTTGCTACGTTCCAGGTTGCAATTCCAGAGGATTGGGATTCGGCTTCTAATCCATTTATCCGATTCCAGGTTGCCTCTACTGACGCAACCTCTGGACATACCATCATCCCCTCGATTCAAGTGGCTTGTTACAAGGGCGATGGTTCAACCACGGACGATGTAGCTGCGAACGCTGCCCACTCTCTATCCACTATCACACTCAATACAACCGCCAACCAGTTCTGGTCTAGCGACAACGTGCAGATGAATGCCACCGACATGACCGGATGTGTGGCGGGAGCCGTGATGCAGGTCACTGTAGGACGAGCTACCGATACGGCTACTAATGCGGAGTTTTACTCCGCAACTATTACCTTCCCCAGACTCCTGGTGGTGCAAGCCAACTGATGAAACATTGTATTTGCATATTGTTTTTGACACTGTTAGCGGTGCCTTCGTTCGCTGTCATCAGTGAGGTACAGCACGCGACCACGACCAATAGGTTATTGAGCTTTGCAAGCACCGTTACAGCCGGTGATTGGTTTGTGGTTGCCGTAATTGTAGACGATACTACCGATACTCCATTTGTGTCACCAACCACTCATGATAATTGCGGCAATGCGACTTACACGTCGGCGGTTCAGGTCACCGATGCTGGCCGTGGGTCTAATACGTGGATTTTTTACGGCAAGGTTGTTACCACTTCAGCAAGTTGCACCCTGACCATGTTCGACACTACTCCGGGGTCGGGAATGGCTGCTATCGGGGTGGAGTTCACAAACATAGTGGGCACTTCTCCGCTTGACAAAGCTGTAGGGGCTTCCGGTTCCGGTACGGCACTTAATTCTGGGCCTACCAGTGCAACCTCACAGGCCAATGAATTAGTCTTTGGTGTTCTTACTGATGGTGCAGACACGTTTACCAAGGGGCCGTCGTTTACCACCAGCTATACCACGACTTCCATACTAGCACAGTATAAGGTAGTTACTTCGATTGGCACCTACGACTCCGATGGCACCAAGGCTGTATCGTCAGCGTGGGAATCAGCAGTAGCTACATTCAAGGATGTTTCCCCAGGGGCCGCTCCAACCATGCCCCCAGCGATTTACTGAAATGAAACCCTTCTTGGTGCTTTTTATCTTGTCCTGTCTGTCCTCCGCCCAGGTGGAAATGACAGGAACCTCAGTTAAGGGAATACAAATGTCGGCCAACCTGCCGACCATTCAAAGCGTGACCCTTTCCCCCAACGCTGTCGTGGGAGGCGCATCGTCCCTTGGGACAGTGAATATCTCTCTTGGCAAGGGAGAGACCGTACTTCTATCAAGTTCTAACCCTTCTGTGGCTTCGGTTCCGGCCTCAATAGTCATCAGCAAAGGGTCTACGTCCGGAACATTCAACATCACCACCACTCCGGTCGCCGCCAATACCACCGTTACCATCACCGCCACGCTCAACGGCACATTCCAAACCACGCTAACTGTTATTGCGCCCACGGTAAGTGCTTTGTCCTTGAATCCAAACTCCGTGACTGGCGGCAGTCCTTCTACCGGGACAGTGACGATTAGTGGCAATGCTCCTACGGGTGGTATTGCAGTCGCTTTGTCATCCTCCAATACCCCGGCGGCAACAGTTCCAGCGAGTGTGACTGTACCTGCGGGCCAGAACTCGGCCAATTTCACCGTCACTACCCTCTCCGTCAGCTCGACTACCACGTCCATCATAACGGCAACACTCGGGGGTTCGCAGACCGCCGTTCTTACCGTCAATGCCAGTGTGGTTCTGTCAGCGTTCACCATAAATCCTAGTACAGTTACGGGAGGGTCACAGAATTCCACTGGAACTGTTACCCTGAATTCTCCAGCTCCGAGCGGGGGCTCATCGGTAACTCTCAGTAGCTCTAATTCCTCTGTGGCTTCGGTTCCGGCCAGCGTGGCAGTGGCCGCAGGAAACACCACAGCCAACTTCACGATAACGAGCTTTTCTGTCGGCTCTACTACAGCAGTTACCATTACAGCCGTTCTTGGGGTAACTCTAACCGCGACATTGACGGTAAATGCCAGTTCAGGAACCACGGCAGGAGACACCCTGCCCAATGCGACCGGAACTGGTTGGAGTGATTTACCCAATACGTCTCCCTGCTCCTTGGGTACGGCTAACTTTCCTTCAGGCGTGACGTGCTCCCAAGGAGCAAATGACTGGTCTAGCGGCTTCTATGACAAATCCAGAAAGCAATTGGTCTGGGTAGGCTGGGGACATACGGGGGGCTGTGACAACGCTTTCTATGCCATTCAGTTAGACGGCAACCCGGCATTTCTCAAGCGATTGGATATGTGGTCGGCTGGTTCGGCTACAGGTGGAACTTATGCAGACGGCTCCCCACAAACAGGTCATACATACGATGGCGTGGTCTATGTTCCCCCCACCAGTGCCAACGGTCCAGACAGCTTCATTCAGACGAACGAAGGTGTGTGTACCACGGCTGGAGGGTTAGGGAATTCATCCGTAGTCCGCTTATCTAACATCGCTGCTGCTGGACCCACTAACACCGTTTCTGGATCAAGCTGGGTGGCAGTAGGGACACCGAACAACGGCTACTACGGTGGTGGAGACTTCGATCCCAACACCTCAATGGTCTATAGCGTCAGCGGAGACAACAGCTCTGGAGCCTCGTGGATGCTGACCACCATCAACCCATCTAATGGCGCAGTGACAGTGGTAGAGAATGGTCATGGACTCTGCTACCAATGCACCATGATAGTTGATCCAGACTTGAGAAAGATGTATGGATTTGGTCCCAACGTTCAGGGCGTCAACATTCTGATAAGTGCGGCCATCATTGCCTGGGACATCAACCCAGCCCATGCTGGAACTACTTACGGAATCGCTGCCGCTGCATCTGCTTCCGGCTGTCCCACTTTCACCAACGATCCGGGGGCCGATTGGGACCCGGTAGCACACCTTATCGTCATCTGGAACTCGAACGGCAACCCCACAACCAACAACCTGGTGCTCTACAACCCTGATACGGTGTCTCATACCGAAGGCTCGACTTCGGTTCCGGCAGGAAGCTGCGTGACCATAACCCCCTCTGGAAATGGTCCTGTTGCAGGGACAGTAAGCAATGGAACCTTCAAGCGATTCCGCTACGTGGATTACTGTGATTGTTTCGTCATTCTGAACAACGACGAGCAGGATGCCTTCATCGTCCGTACCCGCCCCCATCTAGCCCCCAACAGCTTCACGGCGCGTTCGACCGGGACCAATGTACCTGGAGGTGCAACAAGCATCATCGGTACTCAGAATTTTGACGGCCCCGTAATTCTCGGTGCTAGTCTGGGCGGCCAACTGGAAGGTGTAGGGGCCACCAACACCACAGCAGGGTGGACACAAGACACAACCAACTTTGCCGATGGCGGTAGTTCCTGGCGCTGTAATGTGGCTGCTGGCCAGCAGTCCTGCACTGACTACTTCCGCAACTTTGGCGGACCGACCAATTTTCCCAACGGTGTGGGGTTGGGAGGGGAGTTCTACTTTCAATTCCGTGAATATTTCGGGCCTAACTTTATCGGCAATTCCAATTGGCCGAGTGGAGAAGGTTACAAGACTGGCGGCCCCATGGCGGAAGAGGACCGCAATGGGTACATAGCGCCTTCTTGTTCTACCCAGCCAGACGAAGTAGTTATCAATGCCAGAATGTCAGATGCTCTGGCTCCGATGATTTACACCCACTGCCCACCTATCAATTTAATGCAATACGCCACAGTCGGCAGCGATTTCCTCGACCAGATTCCCGCAGGCTGTGTTCACTACGGAGGACGAGGAGCCGGGAATGCTGGCGAAGGCGATCCCGGCTGCTGGTTCTACCATGCTGGAGAATGGTTCACCTTTCAGGAGCACGTCAAGGTTGCTGCCGGAGGCTGGAATACGTGTTGCTCCACGGTGGAAGTGTGGGCCTCCCACGCAGGACAACCGTCTCGCCTCATCATCCAAAGCTCACAGTGGATTTTGGGTAATGACAATCCCGCGTCGTCTCTTTACGGCAAGCTCTGGCTCAATGCCTTCAATACAGGAAATACCGGGGCAGTGCAATCAACTTGGGCCGATTTTGATGATTTGATTATCTCCAAACGTCGTATTCCCGATCCCGACGTAGGCGTGCCCAATGCGCCCGATTCCATTACCGCAACCATCAACTCCCAAACGTCGGTGACGTTAAACTGGCGGGTGAACTCCAACAACGGCACGGCACAAGACGATACCGGGTTTAGTGTGGAACGCTGTAGCCCAACCAATACCGGGCACATTGAATTATGTTTTACCGGGCTTGAGACCTTTAGTGTCGTAGGCACAACCGCTGCTCATGCCTCGTCTTACACAGACAACACAGTGGTTCACGGAACAAGCTATATCTACCGCGTGAGAGCAGTTAACTCTACTGGCAATTCTGCTTACACTGTAGGCTGGTGTCAAGGCAACAACTTTGCTTGGGGTGGATTCACCGCTCAACCAGGAACACCCCCTAATCCTTGTGGCAGCATGGTGACTCCTTAAAATTAAAATGTCATTCAAATCCTTGACGTTATCTTCTTTCTTTCTCCTCACCGCGATACTTGCAGGTGGTCAAACACACAAGACTGCCATGCAGGACCTTAACAACCACATGACGGGGCAGAATGACTTTACTCAGGCGATCCAGTACGACCCCATCCTTTTCGCCAATCTTCCCACTGCCGTCAACGGCCTACACGCCTTTTGCTCTGATTGTCAGGTAAGCAATCCCTGCACAGGTGGCGGCACAGGTGCATTTGCCCGCGCTGTTGGAGGGGCGTGGAATTGTTATGCGGGTGATGTGACTTTTGGAAACGGTGTTCCTTCGGGCAGCTGTGCAAGCAATCTCAGATACATTCGACTTGATAATCCTGGCGGGGTGTACATTTGCCGTAATGGCTCCTGGATGCCAGAAGCCTCTACCCTGATATTGAATGAAGAACCTCCTTCTGGATCCACAATTTCTAATCCAACTGCCTGTACCTCCATTGTTTCCACCGCAGTCCCCGTTCAATGGGAGGCTTTACCGACACCGAATAACTACCAAATAACACAATGTTTGGACACGGTAAATGGAAATCGTTTTGATCTATCTATAAATATTTGTAGTGGCACTAATTGCACGCCCCCGCCGATCACCCAGCCAACAATGACCTGTGCTCCGTCCTCGTTGCTTTTTCCCAATACCAACACGAATCAGACTAGCGGTTCGCAGACGGTGAACTGCTCCAACACGAGCACCTCAGGGTCCAGCGTCATCTTCTCCGGAATCACCTTTACCACGGGGACGAACTTTAATCTGGTTTCTCAGAACTGCGGAACAATAGCCCCTGGGGGGAGCTGTTCTATTGTCATCACGTTCAGTCCCTCGGCGGCTCAGGCTTATTCCGACACCCTAAATATCGCCTCCAACGCGCAGGGCAGCCCGGTCACGGTGTCTCTTTCGGGAACCGGGGTCACTCCGACCACCCCAACTCCTTCCTCGGTAACGATTTCTCCGGCCAGCCCCTCTGTCGGTATCGGCGCAACCTCGAACGAAAGCGCCACGTTGGTAATGTCTGACTCGACAACTCATCCTTCTATCGGGGCGTTTTGGAACTCTGCGACGACAGCCAACGCAACCGTCTCGAATACGGGTGTAATTACTGGAGTAGCTTTGGGAACTTCTGTCATTTCCGCCAATTCAGGTTCTTACGTTTCTCCCAATAACGCTGAAGTCCACGCCGGGGCGGGACCGTTTACGACTCAGGTTCTCCCAGCTTTCGCGTCTCCTAATCTCTCAGGCGACCGAATTCTCTGCGCGGTGATGTGGGGCTCAGCTACGGGAACTGTCTCAGGAGTTTCCGACACGGCAGGCAACACTTACGCCGCTATAACCGGCACGCTCGAACAGGCCAACAGCAATAGTGTGCAGTGGTGGACGGCAACCGGCATCAAGGGTGCCTCCAACAATGTTATTACGGTTACGTGGTCTGGAGGTGGAGTTGGGTTCCCTGACCCCATCTGTTTTGAGGTTCAGGGCGATACGGCAGTAGACCAAGCAGCGGTGGGAACGGTGGCCGCAGGAACCTCGGTAGCAACCACAGCCATTACGCCCGCCCAGGCCAGCGAGACGATATTCTCGGCGGTTATCACCGGGAACTTCGTCAAGGCTATAAATTCTGGGGCCTTTTGTATCGTGGCCGGCGGTTCAGGGCAGAATGGATTGAATGGAACCTCCTGCCCGGTTTCGGGCGCGGGTTCGAGCGTCTTCCAGCAGGGCACGTTCTCTACCGCTGCCGTGACCCCTACGGCAACTCTCAACGCATCCTCGAACGCCGTTATTTCCTCAGTAGCTTTGAAGACGATTACAGGAACCATCACGGCAACCGTGTCCAACGGTTCTAGTTTGTTTTCCATCTCCAGCCCCATGCCCGCAGGCACTAACATTTATCCGACCAGCCCCGCCGCCATCTCGGGGATTTCATCGGGGCCGCTCTACAACACGCCCATTCCGTCAAGTGCGACAACCTTCCCTCTCCAGCATTGCTATGGAAACACTTCAAACTGTGCCGCTGGGGATGCGAACGCGCAATTCACTATTACCGGAAACGAGAACTGCACCTTCAACGCGGCAGACACATCAACCTTGGGGTGTGGGCTCATCATCATCGCCAAAGCCCAGAGCAGCACCGACCTGGGACAGCCCATCTACTACTCAAATCCCGCCACCGACCCCTACTATTCGATGACAGGCCCGCAATGCAACCTGAATGACCCCGGACTAAACTTCAAGTTCCAATGCACGAACAACGCCCAGTTCAGCGGCTCAACCAGCGACCAGAACCTTGGCTGTTATGACCAGGCGCAGCAGTTGTTCTTTGGCGGATATGCATTCGACAAGGGAGTGGGATTCTCTTTGGGGGCCTGTCCAGGCGGAGGCCACGCTGGAACCTTGGCCGACCCCTGCCCCATTCCCGGTATCTCCGCGTGTACGGCTAACCGTGTAGGAACGGACCCCAGTTGGGGCTCGGGCAATTACACGGTAACGACTCCGGGGAGCTATACCCTCGGCTTCGGTTCTGGACAACGGGCGGCAGCGGGAGCGATGCAGGTCCGCATTCAGGAACTCATTTCTGGCAACATCAACCACGCGATTGGAATTGGCGTGCCGTGCAATCAGTCCACCTTGGTCTTCCCCGCTTCCTCTGTGGACCTCGTTTGCACCGGGTCAAATGGTCTGCCGGTGTCGAGCAATGACCCCGTATTTGCTGGACTCTACTGGCTGGATTACACCACGGCGCAGATAAACGCTATGGGTCTTCCAGCGTGGAAGTCGGCCATCCTCAAGGCCATGTCCACCTATGGGTTCTATCCCACTGTCACGATAGGAGGACAAGCGTTCACAGGCTTCCAAATGATAAACACAGTAGAATCGCAGACCGCTTACAAGTTCGCCGGTCAAACCACGAGTCCTATCAATCCACTGTGCTCCCAGTCCCAGATCGCCATTTGTACCACGGGGTCTCCATCAACGGCCATCTTCGAGACAGATATCTTCAACGCTGATATTCCACTGGTGCAGACCATAGGTTCAACTTCCGTTGATCCTGCTGGACATGCCTGCAACTCCGCAGGGGGTTGCGACTGGCGCGGCCACGTGCATCTGCTTGACTCCTGCGTAGCCAAGACGATGGCGGGCCAGCCCGGCGGTTGTTAGTCCTTCCTTTTCATGCCTGATAAAGCAATCAGTGGTAGCAAAGACGTAGCTCTTGCTGACGACCCAATTCTGAACGACGCGGTCAACAAACTGCGGCGGATGCGCTATTTCCGCCGCCAGTATGACCAGCGCCGAATTCTCTTTTATCGCCAGTACCTTGGCCAGCGTGACGCCCGGATGTTCCCGGACAACGTCACCAGCCGCAGCAACACTTTCGTTCCTTATCCGTTGTCCAACGTGGAAAGCATTGTCTCCCGCGTGGATGACGCCTTTTTCTCATTCGATCCGTGGTTCGAGGCAAAGCCACGCAGTGAAGGAGACCAGCCCGCCTCCGAGAACATGCAGTGTGTTCTGGCCGACCGGCTGCACAAGGCCAACTTCAAGGCCGCCTTTGAGACCCTGGTGCGGAACATCTGCATCTACGGCCATGCCGCAATCAAGGTGGACTGGGACTGGGACACGGAGACGGTCACCTACGCTCAGCCCATCTATGCCATTGACCCCAACACGGGGCAGCCGCTGATGCAGGTGGTGCAGACGCCCATGGGTCCGATACAGAATCCGGTGCAGATCGGCGTGCAGCCCATGACCAAACAGGTCCCTCGGGCCCGCCCCAAGTTCATTCCCATTGATGTCTTCGACATCCTGGTTGACCCGGATGGCGGCATTGTCGCTCACTTCATTGAGAGAACCCTCGGCCAGATGCACAAAGAGGCCGAGCAGAATCCCAAACTCTACATCCCAGAAGCCCTGGAGAAACTCACACAACGGGTCTACCAAGCCAACGTCAAGAACCCCGAGCAGGTGATTATTCGCCTCGCAGAGGTTTGGGACGAATTCACCAAGACCCAAACATTACTTGTTTATAGCGAAGAAGTAGATGAAGCCCTCAAATGGAAAGACCTTCGATATTCTTACCGGAGTGCCAGTTATTCTCCTTATAAACGGGAAGCCTATGGAGGGGAGCCTATTCTTCTTTACCACGGACCCAATCCCTTCATGCATCAACGGAACCCTATTCTTCATACCTCATTCATCAAACTCCCTAATGAGGTGTATGGACTGGGTGCAATTGAAATTATCTCGGAGTTGACCGAAGCCCTGAACAAGATGGTCAACATGGTGGTGGATAACTGGAACCTGGGAATTAACCACCGCTATGCGTATGACACTGCGGCTGACATTGACCACGAGGCCCTGAATAATTTCAACACGCCTGGTGGGAAGGTCGCGGTCTCGGGCGACCCAAGCAAGGTCATCATGCCCCTGCCGTTCTTCACGCCGCAGGCGGGGGATTATCAGATTCTTGAGCTATTCCGCGGACAGGTAGAACTGGCCTCTGGCGTGAGTGATTTCTATTCCAAGGGCGTGGGCAGCCCCACCAATAACAAGACCGCCTCTGGCATCAGCAACGTGATGAACGAATCGAACTACCGATTCAAGCTGTTCATCCGCAACCTGGAGCTGGACATCCTTCAGCCCATGCTGGAGATGTGCTCCTCGATGGTGCAGCAGTTCATCCAGGACCCGGTGGAGATTCAGATCACGGGGCAGCCGCCGGCAATTCGCAAGTGGGCGGTTCTGACCCCTGAGGAGCTGATTGGCACCCTGGACTTCCAGCTGGTTGCCGCCAACTACGCGACCAACAAAGTCATTCGCCAGCGGCAGTTCCTGGCCCTGATGAACATTGCCTCGCAGAGCCCGTTCTTGAATCAATACGAGGCCCTGAAGGAAGCGTTCAAACTCTTCGAGATTCCAAATTCGGCCAAGCTGCTTTACAACGAGCAGCAGGTTGCCATGATGCAGCAGCAGCAACTTGACCAGCAAGTCAAGATGATGATGATGGAAGCCGCACTGCAAACCGAAGGCCAAGCGAGATTGGCCCAGTCGAAACCCCAACCCGCCTCCGGGGCGATGAAGGGGAAGAAGCCGGGCCAGAAGCCCAAGATGCAATTCGAGGGCAAGATTCCGGGAGCTGGTCTCACCAGCACCATCCGGAGCCTCGGACAGAGCTTGGGCATGAATAGCCTGGGGCTAGAGGGCCTCAGTGAAGAGGGTGGATTTTAATGTTCGAGAAACTAATCAACTATTTCAAGGTGAAAGAAAACGAAGTTAAACGGGACGTGAAGTACGTCGTGGTCGAGGTGGAGAAGCCGTTCCAGAAGATTCCGCCCCTGACCCAGGAACTCAAGGACAGCATCCATGCGCTGGCGTTGACCCCGGCCTTTCAGTACATCCTGGCCAAGGCCCGCCTGGAGAAGGCGTTCCTGGAGCGCCAGCTCCGCGAGATTCGCCACGACGAGGTCAACTCCGTCAACTTCCTCCAGAACGGAATCTATTGGGCCGGGTGGCTGGAGCGCCAGCTGAAGCTGTCCCAGCAGACGGGCAAAGACGAAATCCGTTCCCAGTATGACATTCTCACTGGGCAGGATGACGCCGCGCTTCGGGAGATCGAGAACTCAATCAGCTTAGTGGGTCGCAACTAATGTCCTTTTCCCTCTGGGGTCACAACTGGAGAATTGATGGGCCTTGGGGAGCGCCCGGTGGTGGGACATTCCAACCATCGAATGTGTTCCCCTTGCCCGACGCCCTAGTCCTTCAGATGACACAATCATCTGCGGGCTCCAGTGACGCCGAAGTCATCTCTGCCAGTACCTTCGGCTACGGGACCTTCAGCTACACTGCCGCTGTGTACCCAGTTCAGAGCGGCCAGGTGGCCTCGGGCTTTCTCTACATCAACAACTCCCAAACGGAGATTGACGTGGAGCAGACGGGCAACAACCCCAACGCCGTGTGGCTGACCAACTATTCCGGTGTCTCGAATAAACAATATTCCGAGGTCGCCGGGTACCCCCAGGGCCAGTTCCATACCTTCAAGTTCACCTGGAAACCGGGTGAGATTCTCTACTACGCCGACGGCAACCTTGTGGCTACCCACACCCAGGATGTGCCCTCGACACCGGCGTATTTCCTTTTCAATTTCTGGGGCACCAATAGCACCAGCTGGGGTGGCACCATGACACCGGGCACGCGGTTCATGTTTGTGACCAACTTCAGCTATCAGCCCTTATAGGGGCTTCTTCGGGTTGAAATAGCTCAACCGGCAAAAGCCCCTCCGTTCGCTCCCCTCAAGTTCCCCCCCCCCCACACGGGGTTAGTAACCCTCCCACAAGGATGGTACCAATGGCTACACCCAATGGCCCTAGCGCCGGGTTTGATTTCTCCGACGCACCTGGGGCCGACATGGACTTGGATTCTCTCTTCGGGAATCCCGAGACCACCGTCACCGCACCGGAACCTGATGCGGGAACTCCTCCTGCGGAGGCCGCAGCGCCACAAGCGACTGAGCCTACGGCACCGACAAATCCGGATTTCTTCCTGAAGTCTCCGGACGGTTCGGTTGTCTATAAAACACAGGATGAGGCACTCAGGGGGCTGGACGAAAAGAACCGGCTCATCAATGAGCTTCGCCAGAGAATAGTCGAGACCACGGGAGTTGATCCGGTCACAAACCGACCCGTTCAGCGTACTCAGCCACAAGCCGAGGAACCCAACTACGCTGTTGACTATGAACGTTTCTATCGGGACGCCGCCGAAGCCAACCAGAAGCATGACGCCAAACGCTTTGCTGAAATCCAGGCAAAGTTTGTCAATGACCTGTTGGCCCCGGTTGTACCTCTAGTTCAGGAACTCGCCCAGGACCGCGCTGCAAAGTCGGTTGCTGCTGAGTCCCCGGACTTCATGAAGTTCAAAGGCAGCCCTGAATATAAACAGATTCTGGAGCAGCGTCCTGCGCTTGCGCGGGGAATCACAATGAGCGAACAGAACATCGCTTTTGCGAATCAGCTGCCTGAACTCTACCGCCTCGCTTATGAGGCGTATCAAGTTCAGCGAATGCCAGAGATAATCAAAGCGCAAGTCGAGCAAGCCCGCTCGGCTGCGCCTCCCGTTCAAAATCCTCAACCTGCAAGACCAACCACTACTAGTCCTTCCTCGCAGCCTCCCATTCCGTCGTTTGGTCGCCCCGACATTCGTACCCCTGAAGGTCGCAAGGCCATCATTGACGCCTTTGAAAAGACTTCTGGGATGGACAAAGTGTTCTAACCGCGTCTTCAGGTTGAACCAAACCTGAAGGAATCAATGAAACTTTTTAATTTGCTGCTCATTGCCTTCGGCTTTGGAGCGGATGTAATCACCGTCACCTCGGGCACGGCGGGTAATGCCGGTAGCACTGCTGCCGAACTTATTACCTACATGTCTGCCCGTCTGTTGGAAGTTGCAGAGCTTAACACCATTCTGGACCAGTTTGGTGACAAGCATCCTCTGCCCAGTAACTCCTCGAAGACGATTCGCTTCGTCCGTGAAGAGAAGCTGTCAGTTGCTGCAAGTCCGACCCAGTTGACGGAAGGTCTCGCTCCCGATGCCGCTGGTATCACCCTTAACCAATTTGAAGCCACCATCGAACAGTACGGTTCGGTGATTCGTCTGTCCGACCTGGCGGAAGTAACCGCCCGGCACGACATCATCTCTCGTAGCATCTACATCCTGGGCCTCCAGGCTGCTGAGACCTACGACCAGCTGATCTACAACGTGCTGAATGCTGCGTCGAACACCTATTACCCGAATAACCGTGGTGGTGACACCTCCCTGGTGGGCTCCGACCTGGTCAGCTATGTTGACCTGATCGAGCTGGATGCGACTCTCCAGACTCAGGGCGCTCGGCCTTATGAAGGCGGCGACTATGTCTTCGTGACTAGCCCGCAGCCCTACGCTGGCCTGCTCCGCGACCCCGACTGGAAGGCTTCAAACCAGTTTGCCGCGCCCCAGAAAATCTGGCGTGGTGAAGTTGGCACCCTGGGCGGATTCCGCGTAATCCGTTCCAACAGCCCTGCGTTCGCCGCAACGAGCCAGGCTGGTGCTGGGCAGTCGAACTTGGTCTACAGTTCGTTTGCTCTGGGCCGCTTTGCCTACCAGATCACTGATCTCCAGAACCTGCGTGTATACGTGGTTGCTCCTGGCGGTCAGGTTGACCCCCTGATGCAGTCCCGCAAGATTGGTTGGAAGTTTGCTTTCAAGAGCATCATCACCAATCAGAACTGGATTCGCCGGGTTCGGTCTTCTGGTCTGTCCTCGGTAACTAACTAACCTCTAACCGTGGGGCCTTCGGGCCCCACTGGAGAACTTTATGTCTCATTCTTTTGAAAAGCCGCGCCCGGACCATTCGGTCCACCACGTGCGTATGCCGGAAGGCCACGGTGGTTCGGATCAGAAATTGGGTAAGGGTATGCGGTCCCCGATGGTAAGCCAGCTCCCGCTGGCCAACGGGCTTGAAAGCGCCGAGCTGGATCAGAACCTCTCCGGAGGCGAAGGTTCAGTTGGTGGTGGAGAGTCCTACTAAATAGGTGGGGCTACGGCCCCACCCAACTTCAAGGAGTTTTATGTCACTCGGTAAACAGATGACCTTGGACGAGAAGATCGCTGCCAAGGCTTCCCAGACAACTGATTGGGATTCCGATCAGTCTACCTGGGAATATGTCACAATCCCGGAAGAGAATGCGCTCGGTGAAAGGCATGATTCCATGAGCATCAACAACCATGTCTTCGCCCCCGGTCAAACCTACAAGGTTCCTCCGAAGATCGCGGAAACTCTACGGGATCGTCTGAAGGTCTATGCCCGCGCCTGCGTGCGTATCCTTCAGCCCAAGCGTGACGTGGATGCAGAACGGCGTGTGGCCATTGGCTCTGCCAGCTCGGCCCAGGCTGTTGAGGCTTCCACTCTCGCCAACGACTTCAGCGGACTGAACGTTCGGTGACCTGGTCCGACTGGGATAAAACTCTCCTGGCCCTCGTGATGTGGCGTGAAGCCCGTGGCGAAGGCCGGGAGGGTATGCGGGCTGTGGGCCACGTGGTGAAGAACCGCGTCAAGTTCACGGAGTGGGATCGGGTGATTGCTGCCAAGTGGCAGTTCTCCTCGATGGCCGCTCCCGGTGACCCAGAGTTGATTCTCTGGCCCGAGGCTCCCGACCCCGTCTTTGAAACGGCCATGTCCCTAGCCGAAGTCATCTACTCCGGCGAAGACCCCGACAATACCAACGGAGCCACACACTACTTCAACCCCAACGTCGTACTTCCCAGTTGGGCTGCGACGATGACCAAGGTAGCCTCTATCGGCCACCACGACTTTTATAAATAGAGATTATGCTAAGTGGCCACTGTCATTGTTGTAAGGCATTCGGATATTCCGGGCACTGACCCGAGTAATCCCATCTTCGACGGCTGGTCGAACCCCGCGCTCAATGAGCAAGGAATCAAGGATGCTGAGGCGTTAGCTGAAAAATTCGCCCACATTCCTTGCAAGCACGTCGTAACCTCTGACCTGCTTCGCACCTATCAGACGGCTGAAATCCTAGCCACCATGATGGGCGCGAAGGTTGAACCCACGCGGACCCTGCGTCCCTGGGACTACGGAATGTTCACCGGCCAGAAAGAAACCGCCGAGAACTTCCGCAAGCTGCAATATTACGTTGACCATCCGGATGTCCCCGTTCCTGGTGGAGAGAGTTTCCATACCTTCGCCTACCGTTTCGCAGCGACCTTCGAGAAGGCCTTGTTATACGCCAGGAAGCATCCTGACGAAACCGTGGTTCTGGTTACCCATAGTCGCAATATATCTCTCGTCTTCACCATTCTGAGAGGCGAACAGATGAACGCGGTGAACTTCGATGAGACCCCGGACCCGGCTGGTTTCGTTGTCCTGAAACTCAAGAAGGACAAGTGGCAGGTGGAGAAGTAATGGCTTTTGATCCCGTAACAGCAGCAATCAATTTCGGCAATACCCTGATTGACCGGCTAATTCCTGACCGGACCCAGGCGGCTGCCGCCAAGGCCCAGCTCCTGGACATGCAGGTCAAGGGGCAGCTCGATAACGACATTGCCCAGCTCCAAGTTGACCAGGCAGAAGCCCAGAGTCATTCAGTCTTTGTTGCAGGCTGGCGACCGTTCATCGGTTGGGCCTGCGGAGCTGCGTTTGTATATTCGTACATCTTACAGCCGCTTATCCAGACCGGCCTCGTGGTCTTCCATAGCAATTTTGATCCTACCAAGCTACCCAAGCTAGACCTGGCACAGATGCTCCCCGTGCTCTTGGGTATGTTGGGTCTTGGTGCCTACCGCAGCTACGAGAAGGTTAATGGCGTCAGCACGGAGCAGTTCAACAACAAGTAATGCCCACCTTAACAGTTCAAAACATCATTGATGCTGCCGCGCAGGACGTGCGGCAGAACATTGACAGCACTACCAATCCCGGCCAGGAAATCCTGGTGGACTATTGCAACCGCATCCATCTGGCAGTGCTGCGGCAGAGCCGCTGGAAGTTCCAGCTCTCGGCCCCGCAACGATTCATCACTCAACTCCAGCAGACCGACTATTGGTTTGGGCCCACGGGAACCGGGCCTAATGGAGTGGTTGACACCGGCTTGAACCTGTCTGATGTGCAGGTCATCAAGGAAGGGAGTGTCTTCGATAGGAGCAACTTCCGCAACTTGGACAAGACCGACGAAGCTCCACTGTCGAGCAACACTTCATTTGCCGATGCCACGCTTCGCGCAGATCGTCCCCGGCTATGGCGCAACGCCACGGACACCCCGAATGTAATGAACATTTATCCGGCCCCGGATAATCAGAACACCTACCAACCAGAACCAGAGTCTCCGTATTGTTCCACGGTTGCGGGTGGGGCACTGGCGGGTCGAATCTATTACGTTCGCACGGCATTTGTAGATTCTGCTGGGAACCTGGGCTCGGCCAGTGGTACCACCAGCTCCCAGGATGGCACCAAGATTTTCGTCCCAGCCAATTTCCTGTTGGTCGTTCACCCGCCCGTTGAGCCCTTCGCAAGCAGCGCCTCGGGCGTGCAATACAACCAATACAACGTTTACGCCTCGACCGTGCAGGGCGGGGAAGTGTTGCAGAACGGCAACACGCCCATCTCTACGAGTGCTACCTGGACAGAGCCGACGAGCGGTCTAATCACCAGCGCGGCTACTTATCCCACAACTAACGACCTTGAGCCGGTTGATGGCTACATCATCGAGTTTCGTTACTTCCGGCAGCGCCCTCAGTTGACCAGCACCACCACCGTTCTCACCACCCCCGACGATTACAAAGACATCATCGTGGCGGGAGTGAATTGGCTGGCACTCGAATACCTGCGTCGGCCAGAGGCCAAGACCTGGGCGGAAGTCTTCCAGGCTGGCATCACCTCCATGATCCGCGACCGCAATCTGGGTCCACGTGGCGGCGAATACATTCACCCCGATCCCGCAAGCCAAGGTGGCAAGCTCCCCATTATGGAGACCTTCGACCCCACCATTCTGCGTAGTCAATAATGTGGTACCAGCAACCAATTAGGCCGCTTGACCCGGTCATTGAGGACGACCCTCAGACTGGGGCCATTCGGTACATCCGAGACAACTTCACTGGCACTGGGCAGGACAGCTATACGCAACCCCCTGCCCAGGACCAAGGCCAGTGGCAAGCTCTGACGAATATCCTGCCGGTTACCGACGGCAGTCTCCGACGGCGCTGGCCGTTGGCCGCTTGGGGTGGGACTGACTCCACCGGCATTAGCCCCGGCACAGCGAGTCAGTTTGTCACCCGGTTGTACAACTTCGAGCGGGATGTAGACCTGTCGCGGCGGGTACTCGGCTGCTGCAATGGCCTTGTGTTCTCCATGCAGGAGGGGACGGGCTTTGTTGATAACGCTTCTGTATTCACCCCGCTGACCACGCCGAGAGCTGTGGTCTCCCGCAGCACTGCTTACTTCTTCGACGGTCAGAAACAGGACAACAAGAAGTGGGATGCCAGCACCCTCAGCAACTGGGGCATTGACATCCTGGCCAACTCGGCCACGGGACCTGTTGGTCCTAACTTCGGTGCCACCGCTGCTGACACCGGCTCGACGGGCGTGGCCTGGGTCAATCCCAACAACGCCCTGGCGGATGACGGTGCGGTTGCTACCGCCACTCTGACGCCGACCACCACACTCTCCCACACCCTGAAAATTACCAGCTTCGGTTTCGCAATTAGTGGAACCGTGGTTGGGATCAAGGTGGAAGTTAAAGCTGACCTGTCACGACTGCCCGCTGCGTCCGCGTGGTTGCAGACATTTCTTTATAAGGGCGGCACCCAGACAGGCACGGTGAAGTCGGTCAACTTGGCAAACACCTCGCTGAATTATTTTTCCATGGGCAGCAGCACCGATCTCTGGGGCACATCGTGGACTTCAACTGACATCAACGCCGCGACCTTTGGGGTGGGAGTCATAGTGGGCTATCCAGCGACCCTTAACTCCAACCTGACGATCAATGTGGATGCGATTCGCGTCACCGTTTATACCAGCACGCAGGCAATCACTTTCACCTCGGCGGCGGGTGGCGTCACTCTCACCATCGGGCGTGTTTATTACTACGCTTTCAAGAACTCCAAGACTGGCCACTACAGCGACCTAAGCATCGCCAGCAACTCCACGGGTGCTCAGACCAGCAAGCAATTCACCTTGACCTTGCCGCAGCCCTCAGGGGATTCCCAGATTGACACCATCGTCATCATGGCCACAGCCGACGGTGGCGATCCCAGCATCCTGTATCAAGTGGCCGAGGTGCCCAGCGGCACGGTCAGCTACACCGACAACACCCCTGAGACAACGCTCAACCTGAACCAGCAGCTTGTCTACACCGACGCCAACCACAACACCTTCGGCCTGGCGTTGAATACCCCGCCGCCAGCGGGGACCTTGTGCGTCAAGCACAAAGGCCGCCTGTGGATGGCTCTCGGTCAGTATGTCTACTTCTCCAAAAGCATCTCAGACCTGACGCTCCCCAATGGCTTCATCGCCGGGATATACGAAGAAGCGTGGCCACAGAGCAATTTCTTCGACATCAGCCAGGGCTCGGAGACGGTGAACGCCCTGTTCTCGGACGGCACCACGCTTTATATCGGGACCCAATATCACATCCGCCGCTTGCTGGGCGACGATCCCACCAACTTCCAAGAGCCCGAGATTCTGCACCCGCAGGCTGGCGTCCTCAACCAGGAAGTGGTGCAGCTGGTCTATATCGAAGGCACGCCTCTAGGGGCCATGTGGCTCACGCCGGACAACCGTGTCCTGGCTAGTGATTTCAATACCGTGGGGGATGTGGGCCACCCCATTCAGGACATTCTGAATAACATCAACGCCACCGGGGCCCTGAACTCTTGGGCCACGTTCGCGTCCTTTGGACCGTATGACGTTTACATCCTGGCGGTGCCCACCGGCACGAATACCGGCAGCCCAGACACGCTTTGTGTCTACGACGTTCGTGGCCGTCGTTGGTATGTCTGGACGAGCACCTACGGCTTCTATTCGGCAGGGCTGTTTAATGTGCCCGCCTCTGGGGTTCCTCAGTGGCTTGTTGCGTGGGCCAAGTTTCAGAATGTTCTGAAGTTCGATTTCACCAACGCCACGGTTGAACCTAACTTCTCCTCCACCGCACAGACAAGCTGGATGCATCTCGGGTCCCCGACCTATCGCAAGCTCCTTGATGAGATCGAGGTCATTGGGGACACAGCCAACACCACCGTCACCGTGGAGGGAGCTTCCACGCAAGCCGACTTCGCCACGCCACATACGGTAGCCAACGCCCTGACTCCGGTCACTGGTCCCTTCGGACAGTCCAAGGTCTATCTCGCTACAGCTACCACCAAGGACCGTTATTACCGTTTCACTTTCGCTGACTCGGGTACGGGTCCGGTCGTTCTCAACGGCTTCAATATCCGCGCCGTTCCCTTCAATACTCTGTGAGAATTTCGCAGCCCACTCTTCCGCAAATCAATCGTGAACTGGCCCGCCTGGAGGAGTTTCACAAGCG